ATAATCTTGAGCTTCGGCTCACGGCCCACCATCCAAGCAGGAAGTAAGTATGAGGCAAACTCCGACTTGGTGTGTCTTGGGGGCATGTTAATAATTAGACGGTTTATTTCACCCGTAGCTAATTTATTAAATTTGTCAGCAATGTGTCTGTGATGCGAGCCTTCTATAAAATCTGGCCAAACACATTTGACAAAAGATAAGAAATCATTCTTAGCCTTATTCTGTATCTTTTTTTCAGCATGTAATACTTGAAGTTGTCTAAAGGTTTTTCGGACATCTGCAGGTAGTTTACTTATGTCTACATTATTCAAATTCATTTAAAATTTTGCAAAATTTTTTTTCAAACCAATTAAATTTTTTAAAAAATTTTTTAGGGTTACTATACCTAATGAAAATGATTTTACCAACTATAACAGTCTAAGTCTTAGCACATGTGCACAGTATAAGTAACTTTTTGTAGAAAAAAGGGGGTTGGTGTTGTTTGTTTTTTGGTTTTTGGCTTTGGCTTAGGATCCATTGACCACGGATCTTTGGCCATTGTCATTAAATTATTACTAACGATAATTTATGACTATCAATAGTAATGATCACAAAGAACAAAAAACCTTTTTAATATCTTCGTAACCTTGAGCCAATGCCCTTGATTTAAAACCCACGTTTAAAAGTTCATGGATCTTTGACCCTTCAAAAAGTTTCGGAGACCTCGAACCTTGCCCCTTAACTAAGATAAAAGTATTCTTTGAGTGTTTAAAATGGAATGCAATTTGATGAGGAGAGAAGGCAACCTTGTTACCTCTAGCGACTTTTAACTCTACTGTGAAAAAGGTGCAATTATCATTATAGCCCAATAGATCTGGAGTACCAAATAAACTATTATTCTCAATTCTAATCCAACTAATTTGATTAATATTCTTTTTGATTTCGTGATAAAATTTACTTTCATTCTTCATTATTATTTGAAGTAACATCTACATTTAAAGCTCTACAATTTCAAGTTGAAAACACTATATCTTGTGCCTGGAAACCGGGACCTACTATATCTAGTAATTTTTAAAAATAATTCATTTTTTTCTTGTAAAGTGTTTTTTCTCCTATAAAGTCCCAAATATATAAATATAAAAAAGAAAGGATAAAAACAAATGACAAAGTTACATCATACAGAATATAAAAAGAATTATAAAAATTATATTCTGTCAACAATTGAAGAAGATGGAGAAGGTAAGCCAATCAAAACAGATGAAGAAAAGATTAAATATATTTTTGATCGTTTCTATTCTGAGTATGGTTTCATGATCGAGAGAGTTGGAAAGTTCAAAGCCATGTCAGAGTGGTTGAGTGGTTTGGCTTTAGATCTTGAATATTATTATTCAGATATTATTAAACTTGCCATCAAAATGGGATCTATTGACGAAAACCCAAGCGAAAAAATGCAAAGTAAAGTTTGCGAAAAATATTGGGATTTTATGGCTAATATAATCTTAGGATTTGAGCCAAAAAGCAATTAGATCAGAAACAATTATATTGTTTATAGTTGATTTTACTATTTATAGGACTATAAAGGATATTAAAAAGGAGAAATAAAAAAATGAATAAACAACAAGACAAACAAAGTTTAAAAGATGTTGTTAGTATAATTCAACAAACTTTTAAAAACATGGAGAAAAAAAGATATAAAATTGTAAAGGGTCTATTTTATTATGAAATTATAGATATTAAAAACAATTTTATTGTCGGATCTCAAGAAACTAGATTAGACGCAGAAAGAATAATTAAAAAACTTGAGAAAGGGGGAAAATAAAATGAACATAAAAGAGTTAATAAAAAATAATAAATATATGTGTACTTCAAATAATGATCACTATATGGAGATCACAAAGTTTGAAAATAATAAATTGTCTATATGTCCTCAAGGTGGGGGATTTGTTAAATCAATAGATATAAATAATCAAAATTTCATTGATGATGTAAGAAATGAAAAAATAAAATTTACTAATTCATTTCCAATGGAATGGAAAAAAGTAAAATTATATCATGATCATTGGGTTGAAGGTAATCATTATATTGAAGGGTATGTGACCAATCATAAGTGGAATGGTTGGTCAATTCCAATGGTTGAACTTGACCAAATCAAAAAGTTTAATGAAATACAGAAAAAAACTAATTCAATAACAGATCATGAATTATTTAAAATAATTGATGATGAAAATATATCAATCAGAGATTTTAATGAAGATGATATAATAACTATTGAAAGGTCAGAATTTAATTGTAATGGAAAAACAATTAAAGCTTTTGATGTGTCTATGGGTTGGACATGGTCAGAAGAAGAAATAAACCCAAAGAAAGGATAAAAGAAAATGGATAAATCAATAACGATTGAAAATGCAAACAATGAAAAAATGTACCTTTGCACTTGGAATGATGGTGATATAGTGCAAGTTCACACTGAAAAAACATTAAGAAAGGAATATGAAGGAACTAATTTGTTCGATAAGGAAGAGGGCAAGTTAGTTAATGACTCAATGTTTAATTGGTGTACTTTGATACCTACAAAAGCCTATGACAAGGCAAGATCATTGGACGAGGTTTTTAAAAAGTTTAATGATGAGGAAAATTATTCTTTCGTTGGTTACACGTGGCGTTTGGATAATTGCACAATAGAAAGGATAAAATAAAATGGAATGGTGGTATATACCAATGATTTTGGGTGTAGGTGGTTTTGTATGCCTATTAATGATTATAATAATCCATATTATTGAGGATCTAAGATGAAATACTACATGTTGTGTCTAAGCTCACGGACACAACTCCAGGTAGTGTTTAAAAATAATGCTTGATTATATTAATTATAGGATTATAAATGATAGAAAAACAGAAAGGATAAAAAATGACAAAAGAAAAAAACAAAACATTCACATCAATGGAAATAAATTGTATTGAAGTTGCAATTCAACATTTAATTGATGATATGAAAGATGCATTGGAGGATAGAAAGAAGATGGATAAGGAAGAACTTAATCATTGTTTAAATGTTTTAAATTCTTCTACATCTGTAAAGAAAAAACTTTGGTCTTTAGGAACTTATATTGATGATCTTAAAAAAAGTCATTGTAGTGTAACCCCTAAGCAAGTTGAGAAATTTACAAATGCTTATGACCATTTAGACTCAGACTCTTGGATTTCTGAAATACTGAATGCTAAAATTAATGTCAATAAATTAAGACTAGTAATAGCAGATCCAAAATGTGGAGAAGATGGGAAGGATATTAATTACTTGTGGTCGGAGAATATTACATAAAAAATGAAAAAGAATTTACCAACTCAAGATAGTGTAAAACGGCTCATGGAACAGACTTTAAAAAATATCTTGAGTTGTGTAGGTGGCGTATATTATAATAAATATAAATTAAAGTTAGAAAGGAAAAAGAAAAATGGCAAAAGAATATATCGTTGATATAAAAGGTGTAGTTATCTCAGAAGATGAGTGGGATAATACTACAATTACAATAACTAGAAATGGAATATCAGATGCTTTAGAATTTGATAAATCAGATATAGTTGAAACAACAGAAAGTGAGGAAGAAAAATGGAACCAATAACAATAACACTTAAAAGAGCAGTTTTCATAATCAAGCAACATGGAAACTTAGATGAGTTAGACAACTTTTTTAAAACATTAGGAAAGAAAAAAGTTTATAAATTAAAAGATCTTAAAGATTGGTTGGGGTATTAATATGAAAGAAGAACAATTAAACGCTTTTAAAGATGGTGTTGCAAATGCACTATTAGACGGTGATGTAGATGAGGATTTAAAAAATAAATATTGTAGACATAGCTATCAACAAGGCTATGATTTTGGTTTATTTTTATATGAAGAACAAAATAATGGAGAATTTAATTATAGGTACTAATATGAAAGCAAAAGATTATAAGGGCATTGAAGATTATATAAAGCAGAAAGACATAGAGAAGAAAAAAAGAATGTTGAAAGGCACAATTATTTGCAAAGCGAAGAAATGCGATAATTATTTATATGGGAACCAAAGCACAACGAACAGAGAATATTGCTCAGATTGTTTCTAAGCTCTAGTGTTGTATTTTTGCAACATGCTGCATTTATGCAACACAACCAGGAATTGAAAAAAAAATTTATTTTTTTCTTGTAATATGTTTGGGATAGTGTAGGACTATGTTTGATGTTTAATAATTTAAAAAATAAAAAAGGAGAAAGAAAATGATTGAAGATAAACAAAGAGAATACAGAGAAAGAGTATTAGCAGAAATAGAAAGAAATAAAGAAATTCAAAAGGAGAAAGCTAAAAAAAGATATAATGAGAAAAAAGATTTGAGAGAACTTAAAAGAGTTTTAAAGTTAAAAGAATTTAAAAAACAAAATCCAAATAAAAAATTAGTTACAAGATTAGTCTATAAAAATGGAGAGTGGGAGAGAATAGAAATTTGTCAACTTGAAGAAGACAATATTATAATTCAAGAAAAGAAAGCTAATAAAGAAAAATGGGATAGAATAAATAATTGGTGCGATAAACTTTCTAAAGCAAACATAGAAAGAAAACCAAAAAGATATCACAAACCACCACAAGATTTATCAATTCATACTCATAGTAAATGTAGAGTGCCTACATTTGCAAAAAGAAAAGGAGAGTAAATAATGGATAAAATTAAAATAGAATTAACCCTAGATGAACTTCACATAATTATGAATATACTTAGTGTAAAATCTCTAAGTGGTAATTTAGATGATGAAGATAGGGTTTTAGGGAGAAAGATACATCAATCAATTAAAAAACTAGAGAAAGGAGGTAAGAAAGATGGAAAAAGATAAATTAGATTTAATTAAAAAAATAATCACTTTAGTCGATACTAAAGAAGGTCTTAAAAAAATCGAAAATGCAGTTGATGAAGTTTTAAGAACTCAATGGGACAAAGAGGAAAAAGATAGAGAGGAGTTTGAACAATGGAGAAAGGATAAAAACGGAAACTCTGACTCTATAGTTGATTCACCTCTTTAAAATGAGTCTGGGGGCGTGGTAGTGTTACATGCCATGCCCTTAGTAATCTTTAATATATCCTGGAGGTAGTATTAATTTTTCCTCTCTATTTGGTTTTAAAACAACTCTTATTGACGTATCTTTTGGGTTGTTACTTTCATGAACTTCAATTCTTTTAATTTCTTCTAAATAACCTTTACTAGTCATAATGTAAATTCTTGCATTACTAATCGCATTACCCCTCATTCCGTTAGTACCCTCAGTAAATTTATCTAAATATTCTTGTAGATGTTTAACGAACATTATTTTTTATTTAATTTTATTTGTAAATCTGTAATGACATTTTTGTAACCAACTAAAAGATTTTTATTTTTTTCATTCTCTGACAAAACTTGTTTTAACTCCCAAATCTCTTTCTTTTGTTGATTAATCAATTGTTTATACCCTTCAATAGTATCTTGTAACTCTTTCGAACTTCTATGAACTTTCATTGTTGACTTTATAAAGGTGTTACCCTAAAAAGTCAATTATGGGTGTACCAAAAAGATTAACAGAAATGCAACAAAGATTTGCCGAGTTTTTAGTATTCGGTGATGAAAATGGACCTTTAACACAAACGGAGGCGGCAATTAGGGCAGGATATTCTCCAAAAAGAGCGAGACAAGAAGGATCTGAACTATGTAATCCAAGATTGTCTCCACTTGTAGTGAAGTTTATTGGTGAGCTAAAAGAAGAAAGATTAAAAAAACATGAAGTTACTTACGAGGGTCATGTTGCAGAGCTTGCTCGATTGAGAGAAGCAGCTTTGAAAAAAGGGAGTTTTTCCTCTGCGGTAAATGCCGAAGCAAACCGAGGGAAAGCTGCAGGATTATACATAGACCGGAAAATAATAAAAACAGGAAAGTTAGAGGACCTATCAGAAGCAGAGCTAGAAAATAAAATGAAACAAATTCTATCAGACTACGAACCGCTTTTAAAAGCGAAAACTGTCGAAGGCGAGTCATCAGACATTAAATCTTCTGAATCCTCTTTACCCAAGCTCGTGGAATCATCGTCCGATCCCCAAAACTAAATCCGTCATCATCTTTATCATAACTAGCAAAGAGTTTAATTGAGTCTTTATCTTTCGAATACAACCAACCCTCATTAACTGGTCGTGCAAGTTTCATTCTATCAAATTCTTTCTCAGTAGCCCAGCCCGAATCACTCACACAATCGATCCACTCCACTCGGACTTTCGGATAAGGTATGTCGGGAGTTACAGTTGAGGCAATAGCTTTTCGTCTTTTCCTAGGCATGTATAGGTTTATATCACAGATTGATTTATTTAAAATAAGCATTCGCGCGCGCGATAGGATTTTTTGTAGTACATATTAATATGTACCAAAAAACAAAAAGTGTACTAAAAAGTGTACACCCTAAACCTATATATATCAACACTTCTAGGTCAAAAGTACACAAAGTACACTTTATTTCATGAAATAAAAAAATATTTTTTTAATCTGTCATAGAATACTATAGTAATTGTTTTTCTGCCCCATTTTTACCATAATGTAGATCCATTACTGCCAATTTATCCTCGGCTTCTGCCATTTTTAGTAATAGTTTATCCACTTCTAAAGTAATATCTGGGTGTTCAGGTATTATAATCTCCTGATCACTAAAACATTTAATTTTGTACTTAGCATCTTCAATATCTGCTTCGTATCTCTTCTTTAGAACGGTTCTAAGTTTATCATTCATAGTTTCTCCTTTAACTCTTTTAAATACTCTTCATTCTCCTTTTCCGTGTTCCGTTGTTCTTTCTCATCGAATTGTAGCTCATGGTACATGTCCAATCTCTTCAAGAATTTATGTTTATATTGCCTTAATTCCGCCCCTTCAACGACAAATTCTTGGTAGTAAAGGTCAGGGGTACAGACCATAATTACGCCTTTATTGATCCTTGAACCATGGACATAATCATGAGCCATGGCATATGCTGCAATCTGCAAATAATAATCCTCGACCCATTCTTTACGCTTTGGCCTATTCGATTGTTTAAAATCCACTATGGCATCTTCCCCATCATGTATGCAGACCAAATCAGTTTGACCCGCATACAATCCAGGATAGTACATGGTGACCTCCGATCCATAGTATTCGTCAACGGGAGCTAGACCAATCTCTATGACCTTCTCTGCCATTGTCTTGGCTTGTTTGCCAGTATCCGTCAAATCCTCGTAACCAATGTCTGTAATATGTGATTCGAGATACTTATGCATGGCAGTTCCTCTCACGCTTGACAAATTCATTATTCGGTCAGCTTCCTTATCGCCAACCTTCGCTCTCCACTCTTTTAAAAATCCCTGATCCTTGGTCCGTGATAAAATACTCGTGACACTCGGGAGCCTATAGCCCGCAACATCATATATTCGACCACTGTCCTCGTTTATTTGTTTACCGGTAGCGTATTTATATTTTTCGTTTCTTTTCATTCTAAATCATCAAACCTTTTAGGATCTTCTTTCTTTTCCATAACTTTATTAATTATAAAATAAGCTATAATGGCACCAAAAATCGTGGCACCCATACCAAATATAAACATACCTAATCCGTGATAAAAACTCATTCTAAGCTCATATTCCTTTTATATTCTTCCAAACTTACGACCTTTCCATTCATTACTTCTAACTTAGTTGAATAGTGGTCAATGATTTTTTGTATTTTATTTAACTTTACATGAGCATATGGCCATAGCAGCCGAGCTACAAAATAAGCGTCTCGGTGTTGACACCGCCAACGCCATTGTTTTTTCCAACCAACAGTATAAGGAGTTTTATATCGTTTAGGATTTACAGTTCCAACACCCAAAACTTCGTTAATCCAAATCAATACAGACTTATCCGTCATGGCTATTTCCATTCTAATAGACCAAGTTGGATATGCTTTTTTATTATGGGGTCTTTTTCTCATGTATTGTTTATAAGAAATCGAACCCTCGCCATCAAAAAGCCCAGCGATATAAGCTACACTAGTATTTTTCATTAGTTAATACTATCGCTGCTATTGTTATTAATAGTGCTATCCGTTGATATTGTTTCGTAAAACTCACCTTCTGAGTCACAATCCCAACACTGTTGGACTTCACTATTCTTTCTAAAATCTTGTGACGTGTCTCCTGTCGCCACTCTTATGTAACCATTGCCATGGCAAGTGTCACAAATAAACTTAACTACCTTTTTTAATTTTACCATTTAATTTTCTCGCTTCCTTGTTTGCTAACACTTCTATTGTTTTAGATATCGACAATTTGCCATCGGGCAATAATACTTTCGACAAAGCCTCTAAAATAGAATATGTTTCTTTTTGGAGCGAAACATTTTTATACTTACTCATGTCTGTCATGCTTGTTTCCTTTCATTGTTAAATAGGTTATAGATTATAATATAGGATTGTCAATGAAATTTATTCTAACTTTTATATTTTGTTCGGGTTTGGCTAATCAATGCTTACCCCCAGTAGAGTACGAAGGATCTTACCCTGATTTATATACTTGTTTAAATGCTGGATACAAAGAATCAATTGTCCAATTACAGAAAATCGGATCCACAGATGTTAATGAAAAAAGGATATTTATTAAGTTTTTTTGCTCCCCAACCCAAGAGACTTGACAATAAATGCAATCAGTGGTAGTGACGATTATCTTCTCACCATTACCTACCCTAAAATTTTAGTTCCCTCTCTATACGGGGTAGGTGTTATCTCATTATACACCCAAAAAAATCTCCGCTGCCATCGTTCATCACATGTCTATTGATCGGTGCTTCGTGGTACGTGGTCAGTTTTAAACGAAGGATGTCACAAAGATCGAAAAAATTTAGCTGGCCGAATAACATTACATCTTTCATCATTTGTTTTGTTACTGGAACTAGAGTGTACATTCCATCGTTTAGTATTATCAAATCCATACAGACTCCGTACTAATTGATACCATTGTTGTTTATACTTCGGATTCTTCGTTTTGTTCCAAAGAATTGCCACCTCGTCTATCTTTCTTTGAGTAATCATTCTTTTTATTTCCCCATTCAACTATTTTTTTTACACCATGGCCTATTAATTTTACATTTACACCATAAGGTTTCCAAGCCTTACGCATTAGATTAAGCTCTAAAACAAAGTTACTCCATTGTTTTTGTGTTATGCCTTCTACATTAAGTGTTATCTTTTTCATTCTTTCGTAACCTTTTCATCTCTTTATGCATTTCTTGTAACTCATACACACTACAATTTAAAACAAAAAAAGCAAGATCATCTCTCATTTCTTTTTGATCTTGATAAGCTTTCTGTTTATTTTTCTGTTGCACTTCAGGTATGCCCCATTTAGTTTGGTCTGTCATTTTTCCTCCTTTGTATTAAATTATCTCCATCAATTAACATTATGTTATGTTTTAGTGCATACTCTTTAGCTCCTGGTGAAAATTTAGAAAAAGATATAAACATTAATTCTTTAGTTCCTTCAACCTTTTCATCGTCAGCCCCTGCCTTAAAATCCCTTACCGCTCCAGGAGGTATGGGTTTTCTCCAATGTTTACATTGAACTAATAAAGTTTTAACACTGCCATCTTTATTTTCTTTTAAAGCCCTGACATCTATACCGCCATCAATTGGATTGTTTTTATAAACTTTCCATCCATTTTGTTCTATAATTTTATGACAATATTCTTCAAAACCAGCAGGACTCATTTCATTTATTTTATTGAATTCAGATTTTTCTGACTTAGTGTAATAAAAAATACCATTTAAACTTTTAGATCTGTATATAACTTCTCTTTTAGGCATTCCATTTTCACCATACTTAGATTCTTTTACATAGGTATAATTAGGTGGAACATATACCTCTAATTTTTTAGCGAGTAACATTTGAACTTTTGATGATTTATAACCATCTGGAAGTTTACGGACATGGGCTCGTCTAAACCCTATAAAATTTTTATTTTGTTTTTCAAACTCCTTTTCTTTTTTTACTTGATTTTTTGACCTATCTCTTTTGTATGATACTCTTGGAAGATAGACATAGTATTTACTGCTAGTGTTTAGACCTTTCGGTGTTCGATAACCTGAAAAATCTAAAATTTTATCCCTTTCAATAACCACTTTAAAATCCCTAATGACAGTTGCTATTTTCATATAAATATCTCTCATACAATTCACTGAGAAATCAGGAGATAATTTAAATTTATTGTAAGCGATGTAATGAAAATCACATTTCTTTTTATCAAAAACTTCAGTAATATACCTTTCATTTTTATCAAGAATTGTAATATTTATTGATGATTCACTTTCTCTAAATCTCAAACCTTTAAATATCTCATCTCCCCTCATTTGATAAAAACCTGATTCATGAAAACAATAACCAGTGGTTTGCTCCATGGCTTCTTGTAAAATGTGTTTACCTTCAAATTTAAATTGTTCAAAAATTTTATCTGATTTAACTTTAGGAAGTTTTTGTAATGACACTGCAAATCTAAAGGTATCTATAAACAAAGGATCCAACATATCTAGTTCGTTAATTACTTTATCGTTCCTAAACACTAATGGACATCTTTTATATTGATGCATTTCTGCTGAAGTGACATCGAACAATTCCAACTCCCTCCAATATAATAAACAATCTTCTAAACTCATTTCTTCAGTATTTATTTTTTTTCCAAAAAGTGACATCCCTTCCTCTGTATCAAATAAAAATATCTTAGCTTTTAGTGCTAAATATCGACAATATTCATGACAAATTTTAAGTGACTCCTCGTACTTATCTGAGTCACGAGGCACATTTAAATTGTCTGAAAGTAAAAATTTATTAAAATTTTTTAAATCATTGACAATTTTTTTTAAAACTTCTGTAAATTCTTTAGAATCTAAAGACGCAAAATGTATTATTCCATTAAAAAAATTACTCTCTCTATCATTCTTTTTATTTTTTGTTTGATCATGGATCATTTGTGTTAAAGATTCAATATTATTGTATAATTCCATTAAAGAGGCCTTCCACCCTATTGATAATAAATCTTTTTTATCAATTCTATTTAAATGCATCAAAATTCCAAAAGTCTTAGGGTCATCTTTATTTTCAAATAAAGTTTCTAAAAACCAATTTGCCTCCTCGGTTATTTTCCAAAAATCTTTGAATAAAATATTTGGTCTTCCTTTTAATAACTTCTCATCAATTCCAGCCTTTATAAAGGAGTTACCGTGTTTTAATTTTCTTAATCTATGTATATTTCTGTTTACTGAATTTTTTCTTATGATTATTTTAACACCCTTAGTTTTATGGACATCAGGATCTACTATATATAAAACTAATTTATCATCAAAACAACTATCGTTCCAATCTATGTCAATGTGTGCTCTCATTGTTTCTTGATTTATTTTTAATAATTTAGTGATATTTGATATTTCTTCTTCAAAATCATCTCTTAAAGTAATCATCATTAAATTATCGGCTTGTTTTTTTACAGAAGCATGTCCCCTTATGACTAACAATAAACCATCCTTATATCTTTTTGCTGTTAAACTTTTTTTATAAACAGGTTCATCGCAATACTGATCATATGATATATCAACTGATAGAGGCTCATATAAATTTTGAACTTTTCCGTTCCCTTTCATTACATTATAATTAGCTCTATCAAAAGCTTTAACAAAATTTCCTTTTGCATCAGGTATTCTAAAAAGCAAACATCTAGCTTCGGGTCTTACATTATGAGTATTATATTCTCTAACTAAGAAAGAATCTATTTCCTCTTCCTCATGTTTCCAAGTTAATCTAGACTCCTGAAAAAATCTGGTTTTTTGATAAATACTTTCTTTTGAATTTAAAACCATTCTTGATTTATCTAACAATTTTTTAGCTGCTTCTTTTCTTTCTTCTTCTGTTGCTAAATTATTTATTTTATGTGTGTATTTTTTATTTAAATAATCTAATTTTGTTTCTGTTTGCATAGTTATTTCTCCTGTATATTCTTTCTTATAGGACTTTATATGATATTTGTCAATGCTATTGTTTTCTCCCCTGACGGTTGTAGGGTTTATACGATCTTTTCTTATGTTTATTCAGTGTTTTTGAGTGCCTTCGGGGTCTTTTTCTAGGCTTTGGCCTTGGTATAAAGTTTACAAACTTACGTTTCGCCATAACCAAATAATTTGGATAGATTTCTTAATGGTGTCTTTTCTGTCATTGCGGGTAAATAACTTATCTTGCCATTAACGTGTTGTTGTAGATCAGCTCCGCAGCTAATGCATCTAAACAACTCTGGCGTTAGTCCAACAAGTATTGTCAACTCATGACAAGTCGGACACTTTCCGTTGACTATCTCCGCTTGTAATTTTATGTAATCGTCTATCATATGCTTTCTTAGACTTTACCACACGTTGATGGTATCGTCTATCCTTTAATTGTTTTGCAATTTTATTCGATGATGAGTTTCTTGATTGATTTTGAGCCATCTATGTTCGATTCTAATTCTGCCTCACCCTTCCAGCATTTGTACATGATGGTTTCACTATATTGTCTCTCAGCCTGGCGCTTACCACGTAAACATTGAGCCATACCATCAACCTGTAAACGAGCCTCCTTAATTTCTGCGTTTACAAACATCAGGAGGGCTACCACAGTTTCAATCATTGTAGTTTCCGTTCTTGTATCCTAAATCTCTATTAGCATCTTTTAATTTTTCTATATCAACTAAGACTTTGTCCATTTGTCCTCTTAAAAATTCTATATTAACTTTGTTCAACGCCATGTTTTCTATGTGTGCATTTAATTTATCCGTGGTCTTATAAAGATCCTCGATCATCATAAATTGCTCAGAGTCTGCGGGCAGTGATCCTAGTTGTCCACGTGGCCACTTGATTCTAAACTCTGTGTTTTCTTCAAGATCTTTTTCCATTATCTGTATACGAGTGTCTGCAACATTGAGACGTTCTATGATTTGAAAGTAACCCATGGTGCCGAGTGCTACGATAACGATCAACGAGGCAACCGTCTTCATCGGCATTTGCACAGCCGCCTCTTCAGAAATATTTAAAGGTTTCTTACTCATTCTATAATCTTATCGCCCATTAATTTAATATCAGGATTATCTTTCTTGTATTGATCTTTTAGATCATCCCAATGACTGCCTTCAGGCTTCTTATTTTCAGGAATTATTATACCAGAACACTTTGAAACTAGCAATGCGAAGTTAGGGTTACGTGCAATAGTAGGGTTATTATTGACTTTTCCACACATTTTCATCAACTCTAATTGTTGTTTTAATTGTACATTTTCTGTTTGTATTTCTCTAAATTCTTTCGTGCAGGCTGATCCTAAATATTTTCTCCAAGTAAATCTTATCGATTGATCGTCACTAGGGCTGCTATAATTGTTAGTAGGATCATAGTGTCTATACCTACTTTCGTAGTCTCTTTGTTCGATTGATACGCTAAAGTCGCCAGTGCTACAAGTATTAGTACCGTCATTGAGATACTCATTTCTAGGATATGCAGGAGTCGTGCAAAAAGCAAGAGCTGTTAACATTAATATTAAAATTCCTGTAAAGTAATAATTCATCCTGGCTATCTCCATAATACATTACCTATTTAGATCCTTAATATCATAGTCGTGTTCTCTGACTTGATCTGCTAATTGTCTATATAAATTTTCTGCCATCTGCCATGTAGCTTCTGCGGAAGATAGCCTAGTATTTATTTCTGCTATTTTTTCTTCAGCTACTGTTAAATCTCTTTGTAGATTTACTATCTCTTGCTCTGATTGATTTATACTATCAGTTAAGTTAACAACATATCTGACACCTGTGAATGTCCCCACCACAAGTGAAGCCACCACAGGCACCATTACTATATTTTTTTTTAATAAATCTACTAAATTCATTATTTAATAATTAAAGCTGCAACTAAAACTATAAATACAAGAGATTCAATCTTGTGATTTGCCCAATAGTGCAAAGCTTTATTTTTTATTTTATCAATCATGTTTTTTCTCCTCCATCTCGTAAAAGAAATT